TTTACGCTGTGAATCTACTAAAGTCAATGCCTTAGTAATAGAAGCAACTGGAGTAAGCAAATCACCATTACCAGTAGTATCATTTCCATCTACTTGACTAACGTGAATTTCATAGTCATAGCCCGTGAAGTTTGCTCCTGTTGGACCAGTAGCGCCAGTATTTCCAGTCGGACCTGTTGGACCAGTTACAGTGCTCGCTGCGCCTGTGGCTCCAGTCGGACCTGTTGGTCCAGTTGGACCTGTGACAGTGCTGTTTGCTCCCGTAGCACCTGTTGGTCCAGTGGGACCAGTGACTGTAGAAGCGTCACCTTGAGCACCAGTTGGACCAGTTGGACCAGTAACTGTACTCGCTGCGCCTGTTGCGCCAGTAGGTCCTGTTGGGCCAGTCGGTCCTGTAACTGTTGAAGCATTTCCTGTTGCACCAGTTGGACCCGTGGGACCTGTGACAGTGCTTGCTGCGCCTGTTGGTCCTGTCGAACCAGTGGGTCCTTGCGCCCCTGTTGCGCCAGTGGGACCAGTGGGTCCCGTGACTCCTTGAGCGCCTGTTCCACCAGTAGCGCCAGTAGGACCAGTTGCCCCTTTTTCTACAAAAATATCCCAAGATATTAGTGAGTCTGGTTGATAGCCACTGGTGTTGTTGTTTAGACAAATGTACGAAGAGCCGTTGTATGCGACTACATCGTTGAGGTTGTAAATAATCCCTGCGCCACCGTAAGCACCTCGGAATTGAAAACTGTCACCATTGACACCAGTCGGTCCTAAAGCACCTGTTGGTCCAGTCGCACCGATAGCACCTGTAGGTCCAGTAGGACCTGTGACACCTTGAATGCCCTGTGTTCCTTGAGCACCAGTAGGTCCTTGAGTGCCAGTGGGTCCTTGGATACCTTGTGCGCCTGTAGGACCTGTAGGTCCAGTCACACCCTGAGAACCAGTGGGTCCAGTAGGCCCAGTTAAACCCGTGGAACCCGTTGGACCAGTGATAGTGCTCGCTGCTCCTGTTGCGCCAGTTGCACCTGTCGGACCTGTCACAGTCGAAGCGGCACCAGTCGGACCAGTCGGACCAGTAATACCTGTAGAACCTGTCGGTCCTTGAATACCCTGAGCACCTGTAGGTCCAGTCGGACCTGTAACCGTTGAAGCGGCACCTGTCGCACCAGTTGGACCCGTAACCTGCGACGCTGCCCCAGTTGCTCCCGTCGCGCCTGTCGGACCAGTTGCACCAACAAGTCCAGTAGGTCCAGTTGGACCAGTAACTGTTGACGCGGCACCAGTAGGACCTGTCGGTCCCGTGACAGTAGACGCGGCACCTGTCGGTCCCTGAGCACCTGTCGGTCCTATATTTCCTTGAATACCTTGAGAACCTTGAATTCCTTGTGCGCCTGTAGGACCAGTTACGCCCTGCACACCCTGCAACCCAGTAGCACCAGTAGCACCAGTAGCACCCGTAGCGCCTGTTAGCCCTGTCGCTCCTGTGGGACCAGTTGGTCCAGTTACCGTACTGGCTGCCCCAATTGGTCCAGTTGGTCCTGTAGAACCAGTGGGACCTGCGGGACCTCTTTGATTGGGAACTCCAGGAAGAAGAGCAATGTCTACTTCAGGCTGAACCTGGTCATTAGGAACTTGGTAATCTGGGCTGCTATATGGAGGCGCAGGTACAGTAGTAATCGGCTCTGCTCCATTTTGCAGCAGGCTTGTATCCGCTTCGGGATAAATAGGTGCATCTGGGTTAATCGGCATTAGACCATAGCCTGGCTTCTACGAACAGTGAAAAAATTTCCTCCAAGAACTTCTGTCTTTACGTCTGTTATAGGGTCAACAGTAGCAATCTGCCAGTAAGTTCGGTTTGCCATAATAAGTGTTTGGCTGGAGGTAAGGCTAATCTTAGCAACGTAGGTTCCGTTGTAGTTATCTGTTACCGTAAGAGTAAAGTTCTGCGCTGCCAGAGGGGCACCACGCTGCGGCAGGGCTCTAGCAATAACGCCGTTTCCAATACGAAGCGCTGTTCCACCAGAAACAAACGCTGCTTTGGCTGCACCTTCAACCTTGAAGGTAGTAGACGTTGCTGCTGTAACATACGCACCAGTAAGGTTGTACTCGGATGGAGAAACCCCGTAAACAGTCACTCGGTCGCCAACAGCAAACTTGTTATTTGCGGTGTAAGTAATCGTGGCTCCAGTACCTGTAGCCAGGGTAACGGCTGCACTCTTGTCGACAATTCCACCTGAAACATAGGTTCCAGTAACAGCACTGGAAACTGTGAATGTAGTGGCTGTTGCCGAAGTTATAACCGCGTTTGTCAAGTTGTAAGCAGTAGGCGTTACACCAGTGATTGTTACTGCTTGACCAACAGCGTAGTTGTTTGCAGCAGTGTAGGTGACCGCAGTTCCCGAACCAGTAACGTTAGTGACTGTAGCAGAAAGGTAAAGGCTAGCAGTAAAGGGAATCTCTGAGTAGTATTCGCGACCCTGGTACGCAGTAAGCTCGGATGATTGTGTAGGCCAAGGAGTCTCGTAGTCTCCGTAAACAGGAATAGGAAGGTCCACGCGTTCGGGGAACGAGCGGTCATCGACCTCTTGAGGCTTGTAAACGGGGATGTATCGTCCAGTAGCCAAAGAAATTCTACGAAGAGAGAACACGTCAATCTTGTACATACCCACACCAAGAAGGGTACACAGCTCGCGGTATTGCTCACGGCGGGTGTTTACCATGTCCATGAGCTGACGGAAGCGCTCTGCGCGGGGTATAGTCACCCCGTCAGGGGCCTGAATGTCAATATCAAAGGCGGAGTCGGTAGCAAGCGTGTAAAGCGCTAAGGTGACCGCGTAGATGGCTACAGGGTACTCTTCAATAACGGGAAGATTATCAAGAGTAATCTGTCTTCCAATTGAATCCCGTGCGTGAGCGGTGTGCTGAACAAGCGCGTCATTAATGAGCGTATTCATTTCAGTTTGCGTAAAGTAGCGGTAATAATTTCCGCTAACAGTAAACTCTGCCCCATCCGCGGGAAGTGTGTCGGTAACAAGGACTCCAGTAGATTCCTCTACGGAACAAGCGTTAGAGACATCAACGCCGTCCTTAAACACCATTACTCCAGTACCGTCTAAAGGAGAATAGTGGAGCTTAAATCTATTGGTTGTTCCATCAGCAACAAACTGAGTCACAAAGGATTTACCGAGGTCGCCTAGCTCAACGCGAACTCTATCCGTAAGGCTGGAAAGGGTAGCCATAAATCCTCCGAAGATTATCTGTATCTATATTGTCTCATAAAGGAATGAAATACATAGCAAAAAGTCCACCCTGCTGGCGAGGAGGGCGGTACCAGCAGGGCGGACAGTTTAGTTAAGGGTTAGGCAATCCAAAGATAACCGAGACCCTGGAGGTAAAGAGCGAGGTCTTTAGGGACCAAGTACTTCACCCCAGATTTAAACGTGTAGCTCTGCGGTGCCCCGTTTACTACTCCGTAAGTCATGTCATCAATATCGGAGATTGTGCGAATAACAATCTTCTCGTTATTAACGGAAATTCCGACTTCCTCAATCTCATCAATAAGAACGGGCTTGTCAGATGTTTTGGCGTCAAATACGCCTGTTTCTAAGAGCTCTTCCTCGACGGCACGTGCGAGAGACATCTCGTCTTTGCGGTCTGCAAGTTCCTTAGCGTTACGCTTGGCAGCTTCTTCAGCTGCTCTACCTGTTGCGTCCTGAGGACTGGTTGGTTTAGTTGGCACGATGTTTTCTTCCTGTTAGGTTATTTTGTTTGTGTTGGGGAGCCCCTTGCGGGGCCCCCCTCCACGAGGTTTGGCTATTAGTTGGTGTAAACCTTGTTGATAGCCTGGTCGGTGATGATACCGAGGCCCCAGATGGAGTACCATGCGAGAGCGTGCTCACGACCGAAGTCGAGGACGCCACCGTCACGGAGCTCAACGGGGAGCGAGATTGCGTGACCGAATGCGTTGTCACCAATCATGATGGACTCGTAAACGTCAGCAGTGTTGCCTGTTGCCGAGGTGAGGTAACCCTTTTCAGCAGTGTAGTCAGCCGAAATGGGGTTTCCACCCGAACCAGGAGCCGTGTTCGCCTTGACGGGAACGGTTACCTGTGTAGCAGGAGCGCCGACGTTGGTCGAAGTGGTGTAGCCAGCCTGCGATGCAGCAAGCTTGTTTACCTGAGTCGTTTCGATGAAGACGACGTCGTAGAGACGACCAATTTCACCGAGCATGAAGTTACCAGGAGCAGCGTACTTCGTAACTTCGATGAACTCGGGGTTCGAACGAAGGTCACGCGACTGCTTCGGGTGGATGAACTGTACGTAAGTCTCACCAATTCTCGGAATGTTCTTTGAAGCAAGAACAAGGGCCGAGTCCTTGATGGCACCCGTGGTCAGCTTGTGGTTTCCGTCAAGCGCACCGATGCTGGTACCAACGGAACCTTCGTCGTAGTTCGTGAAAGCGCCACCTGTGATGCCTGTGCGGTCGTAACCGAACGAAGCCGAAGTAGCAGCCGACAGCGTGTTACGAGCCTGAAGGTCGAGGTACTGCGCCATGTGGCGACCAAGAAGACGCGAAGCCGAAGCCATGATGTCGTCGAACGAGCTGTTGAGGAGAAGCTCCGAAACAGCAACGGCGTAGCCGTGCTCGGCAACCGTGATAGCAATCTGCTCTGCGGTCAATGCGTTGGTGGTCATACGGACACCTTCGGTCAGCGGCGAGGGGTCCACTGCGAAGTTCTTGTAACGGAGGAAGTTAACGCGCAAACCAGGCGAAACTCCAAGCTCAGTCTTCTTAACAGCGAACTGCTCAAAGCGGAGGATGGGCATTGCCTGGAAGAGGATTTCCTTCGACCAGATAGTCTGAATAGCCTGCGAGAGCGAGCTATTAGACCCTGAATAAGCGGTAGGTGCAGAAGCGAGCTGCGACGAACCTGTAATGGCTGAAGCCATGGTGGTCTCCTTAATAGAGGTTAATGGTTGGGATTACCCGAACAACCCTTGTCCACGGTTAGTTCCAGCACTGCCAAGAAGCTTGGCGCGATTCTTCGCGTACTCTGATGCAGACATCTGTGCGATGGCCTCAGGTGTAAACGAACGTTGTTCCGAATCATTGTCGAGGGGTCCAGAGGCAGGAAGCGTCGTTCGCGTTCCTACCATATCTTTTCTAGCCTGTTGACCCACTTGGGCAACGGATTCGAAAATGCGAGAGCTGCGTTCTTTAAGGTTTGCAACGCTCAATTCAATTTCATCTTGCGTGTTTCCCGAAATAAGGTCAATTAGTTCAGGGATAATATTGTCCCGCTCTTGCTCAATACGAGCCTGACGGTACTGCTGAAGTTCCTGGAACTCACGTTCGCGGTCAAGAAGGGCAAATGCCTTCTCACGCTCTGTGCGCTCAGCTTCAAGCTGCGACTGAAACTCCTGCTCCTTTGCCTTAAGAAGTTCCTTGAAGCCCATTTCTTCTTCTTCAAGTGCTTTCTTTTCGGCAAGACGAACAGATTCTCTTTCCTGTCGCTTTGCTGCACGCTCAGCCTCAAGTGCTGCGCGTTCCTCTCGTTCCTTCTTAAGAACGGAGAGCTCCTCCTGAAGCTTTTCTACCTGTGGGTAGAGCTTCGCCTTTTCCTGAGCTCGTGCCTTCGAAATATCTTCTGCACTGAACTGGGGGGTGGGCTGAGAAGTTACTTCCTCAGCGGCGTCACTAAACGCTGCCATGGATGCGTCTTCGGTTGTCTCTGCAACCTCTTGGTTATCTTCCATTATGATTCTCTTTTCATTCTATGGGTCGTTTTCCGAATTAATGCCACATGACCTTAACTGTATTCAAAACAAGTAAAGTACAAAATGTACAGTATTTGTTTCTTAACTCCATTATTCTATGGATTTAAGCTTTAATCTTTGTCAACTGGTCGCATTGGCGGAGGATTATCTCCGAACGCTTCCTCTACCAAAGTGTTACGAATGTTCGATTCAGCCATCAAATTATCTTGCTCAACGTCGCCTGCTTCGGGGTCAGAGCCCTGGGGGCCTAGCTGTCCGTCGCCCATTACGTCTCCGTCACCCATCATCATCGGGTCAATAGGAGTAGCTGTTCCATCAGGTCCAGCCATAAAGCCAGTCATATCCATAATCTGCTTTTGTACCTGAACCTTAACCAGGTTAAGCGCGCCCTCAGACATAGCGTCATCTTGGCTTTCCTTACGGATTTCGTTCAGCTTCTCAAGAGGGAATTCTTCTCCAAGAGCACGGAGAGCACCAGCCTTAGACTCCAGTCCCATAGAAATCTTTTGAGAAAGTTCGTTAAGAAGAACAATTTTGTCAAGGGGGAGGGGCGGAGGAAAGTGCGTGTAAGTAATAAAAGTCATTGGGTCATTAACATCCAGCATCTCTGCCTGACCTTCTTCAAGAGGACCGTCAACATTGGGGTTCCACTGGAACATTTCGGGTTCTTTAATAGCCAGGTTAAGAAGAACCAACTCGTTGATGGTTTCAATGCCAGAGCCGTACTGTGCGGACTTCTGCGCCCAACGGTTCATGAGTGGCTGGTACTGCACCTGAAGTGCAACACCTGAGGTGTTCGATACAGGCTGCGATTGTCCAAGGGCTGTCTCGGGAATGTTCATGAGTTCATGCATAGAGCGCTTTAAAGTCTCTAGGTATTGCAGTGCGCCCTGAATTCCAGCGCCACCACCTTCAAGGTTGAATACCTGGGCGTCCTTGGGGAGTCCACCCCATACCTTCTTTGCACCTTTTTCAAGGTTTGAAGCTTTAGCTCCGACTATTACTGTGACGGGAGCTGCGTGGTAGTTGATGATGTCTGCAATGTCCGTTGCAATTTCGTTGTACGAACGGTTAATTGTGATAATGTCGTGTGCGTCGGAAAGACCCCACGGGCTACCAGAAATAGGAACGTTAGGAATATGAACAACAGGAACAAGCCCAAGCGGATTAGGCCGCGAGTCAATAAGCTCATCGTTAATGTACTCCTCAATAATGTCGTCCGTAAGGATTTCCGTGTAAGTAAATACCTGACGGGTTCCCTCAAGGCTAGTACCCCAGAAACGGTACTTTTGTTTAAAACGAAGCAGACGGGTACGGTCGTGAGGGTGAAACTCGGGAAAACAAAAAGCCGAGTTTAGGGGAAGAATACGGACGCGGCCTGGATGTGCTCGGCCAATCGAATCCTCCCAGGGCTCTTCATAAGCCACTTTGACGAAGCAGTCGCCAGTGATTCCACCAAGCTGTGCCATTTCGTAGAGAACTCTTTGTTTGTCATTGTCTACTTCCCATACTCTAGCAAGACGGTCGGGAACAATGCCCTCCGTGTATCTAGGAGCGCGGAAATGCACTCCATTACCAAAAGTAAACCTAGCGAGGTAATCAATGAAGGCGCGGTAGTAATTAATCGCAATTTGCATTTCGCCTTGCTCACGTCGGTAACCCCAGTGGTGACCAAGGTACATGGCCCAGTTTAGCGAGTAACGGTTTAGGCGAGGACCGTGAACCTCAAACTCTTCATCAGCCAGCTCTACAAGCCCAAGGGGCGAAATGCTGATTGTTAGGTCGGAAGAAGCGGCCCTATAGCTGGGGGGAGAGAAATCAGTAAATGACATTACTTATCTCCGCGTTCCTTGTCGTCTTTGTCATACCCAGTACGCTTCTTGTGAAGCTCTTCATCCTTTTTAGCGCTATGGTCTTTATGACCTCTACGTTCCAGCATTCTTGCTTCCGCCATCCTCTTAAATATTTTTTCTTTACGAGTCTGTTCAGTTGAGTCTTCAAAAGTTCCGCCAAGCTCAAGATATCTTCTGTGAACCCAGTGAGATGCTCCAGGAGAGGGGTAGATGCGGTACTTAGCTTTAGCCTGGAATACAACCATGGCGTAAAGCTTTTCGTTAGTGGGCTTTTCCACCGCGTCTCCTTAACCGTTAGAACCTACCCTTACCCTACTAAAGAGGATAAGGATAGGTTGCTAAACGTAATTAATCGTTTACGACAGTCGGGTTCAAACGCATTGTGCGTCCACCCGAAACAACCTTTGTTTCGACAATCTGCTCGGCGTTGTTCGAGAACGAGCCGTGAGCAAACTCACCGAGGAACGTAGGTGCTTCAGTCCAGGAGGCGGAACCGACGTGAGCGCGCTCGGAGAGCGTCTCAGCAGCGGACTTCTGCCAAACAGGTGCGTTACGGTTGGGGCGACCAGGAGCAGCAGCAAAACCGCTCATGATTCCCTTCTGAAATTCATTGGGAACGTCGGTGTCAGTAGCAACACCCTCTTCAAAGCGGAGGGGTCCGCGACGCTCGTCATTTTCAGCAACCTTCATTTCGTACATGTGAGGCGCCCGTTCGGGGAACTGGGGTGCAGGTGCAATACCCATGGGTACTCCTTAATAAATGGGGAATGGAAACTCGAGTGATTCCTCTTAAAAGTGTGACGTATTTTGTTAGTATTCACACGGTAAAAGTTAACTTTTAGAAAAAAGACGAGTTGCTTACTTCTATCTCAGGCATTACAAGTTCTTGAGTTAAAGAACAAGCAATTGCTAAGGAGTCTACAAAATCATCGTGGGCATAAGTTTCATTTGGAGCAGCAACCATAAAGTTTGCTCCTTTATATTGGACCTCGGCGTCAGTCATCTGTTGGTAGAACCGCTTGTAGACACGAAGGCGTCGAGTCTTTGCGTGAGAAGGGAAAGAGAGAGCTTGACGTTGAATAAGAGCTTGAAGATGCTTAAACCGTTTTGATTGCTCTGTAGGAGAAGATGTAAGAGGAACTACCTCGGCCCTACCAATCAATAGCTTCAAACGTTGTGCTACTGCGTCACCCACACCATTTGCGTCTACACCTATTGCCAGAACGTCATAGTTTGAAAGAAAGTTGACAATCTGGAAGTATTGTTCTTCCCAGTCGTCTCCTTGGAGTTCAAGCCAGTTAAGAACTCTGTGGTCAAAATAGCCGAACTCATCAGGTCTGTCCCAGTCAACCCAGACCACTGTGACGACAGTGGAGTCCATTTTTCTAGCAGGGTCGATTCCGACCACAACAGGGGTTTTATGCCAGACTTTGACGAGTTCTTGAGATGTGTCACCAAGTTCATCCAGGGTGTTAGACGTGACGAACATTCCTCGCTCAAGAAGCCATTTGCAGTTATACGACATCTGAAACTCATCAGAATCCTCTCCAATACGAAGCATTTCTTTTTTAATAAACTTTGCGTAATCTGAGTTTACCTTGGAGACATCCCGCCAGTCCCACTGGAAATGGTTTTGTTTCTTACCCCTACCAGTTTGAATTCGTTTGTTGAGCTGAATAGACTTATAAAAGTCGTTCTTTTTGCTAGTAGGAGTTCCTGTCTTAACCATAGTTCCAGCGTAATACGCCATCATAGGAGAAATAGACTTGTTAACGACAAAGTCGTCGGCTTCCTGACACTCGTCAATAACAATGAGGTGGAAGGTCTTGGACTCAATCTTTGCTCTAGGGTTTGCGGTCATCATAGTAATCGAAGAACCCGAGTTCTTGAGCCTAATCATTCGGGTAACCCCACCAATTCTGGCAGCGCTGTCGTCAATTTCGGGGTCCCCAAGAATCTCTACTGCTCTAGGAGATGTCAGACGAGTTACTGTTCTACCAAAGAGTGTTTCAGCCTGTCCCTCTGTAGGAGCAAACAACCCCACCCAAATACCATCTTTAAATTTATTAAGGAGGTCTGGGTACAGCTTTGCAAGCTTAGGAAGAAGAATCATTAGGGTAGCTACTGTGTTTGCAATAGTCTCCGACTTTCCTGATTGACGAGACGCTAATGCGGTAATTTCAGAACCATCACCAGTAATTACTGACTGCATAATTCTTCTAGCAAAAGGAGCCTGATAAGGGTGGAGAGAGTGTCCAACAAGGACATCCATGAAAGTCATCATCTTATCGACGAGTCTTCCTACAAACTCTTGAGATAACTCGTCTTCTTCAGAATCTCCCTCGTCCTCTTCTTCTTCATTAAAGTTTTCAAAGAACTCGGGAGTAATCTCCTCAAACTGAAACTCGTCTTCGTCGTATTCTTCCATTAGACTCGTTTCCGAATCTCTTTAGTTATAGCAAGGAGCGCCTCTGCACCCATCTCAAGCTCTGCAAGAACGTCAGGGTTCCTGTCATGCAGGCTTCTTGTCAAGCCCTTACCAATTTCAAACAGGGCATTCTCGGCCCAACCGATAAGTTCATGAGTAGGTATACTCGCTACCCTCTTCTCCAGCTTGGTAAGCGGGGGGTTCCCATCCTTCTTGAAAATCTTCATCTGTTAATACCCGTCCTTGTATAGCGTTATTGAGTGCCGATTCTTCATCAGGTTGTGTGCCTGTCCACTTTCCAAATACTACCGCCTTATGAAACGGAAGTCTGAATATAAGTGGTTCAGAAGTTCTAAATGGTTCCGAGGTTTCTTGCGACCATCCTCGAACCACAACCTTGCCTTCCCACTTTACAGGAAAATCTATTAGTTGTGTAAATCTATTTTTTCCAATGTTATGTACCTTTGGCATTGTTCCTATTTCTTAGTTGTATTTTTACCTAAATTTTTTGCTGGATTTGCAGACGACCCCAGGGCGGTACGGCTAGCTCTAGTTGCCCTTGCTGCCCTGTTACCTCCGCCTTGAGCGCCAGGAGTTCCTCTAGTTCTGTACTTCTCTCCAGTAGTAACGTTTTTTGTTCTTCTAAAACCTTCTCGGTTTAGGATTTGCGCTGTTCTAGCAATTCTATACAGCTGCTCTCTTGCGTACTCCCCAAGCATAGAAACATCGGCGGGTCCGTTTGTGTGAGCAGCGATTGACCCCATAGCAATACCGCGAACCGCGGCCTCATCTTTTCCGACAAGTAGTGGCCCCTTACTAAACGCAAAGTGGAACTTAGCCCACTCACTAGGGGCTACGTCGTAATAATTCCAGAAAGTTCCGTCACGAAACACTACTGTCAGAACGTTTGTATCGGGGTCCCAACCAGCTCCAACTGTTCGTGGTTTTCGGTAGTTAGAAGAAGAGGTAGGGATGTCGGACAGTGCAGCCGCGCGTTGCGCAATATCCAAAACTTGGTAATCAGTTGGATTGTAAAACTGTGACGCAACAAGGCCTTCTTTTGGTAAAAAGTTTGGCAAACCAGAGTCTAAGAGAACTTGTTCAAGAAAAGAGTTGTCTTCCTCATCGTTTCCAAAGTCGGTTTCAAAAATAGCTTTAGCTTGTGCCAGACGACCAGTTTGTGCGGGCGCGACCCGTCGACTAGAGATAGCCGAAAGGTAGTCGTACTCGTGATAAACGTCGTTTGCTGCTTCCAATGACCGTCTAATTTTGTCTTGGTCTTGAAAAGTGTTTATTTCATTAAGAACCACCCCCGTAAGAAGTCTGGCTCGTGCCAGGCTAGAGGCTCCGTTAGAGGAGCCCCCATTTCCTACGGGGGTGGGATTAGCCATTAGCTATCTTGGATTAAGCAGCCCAAGGAGTGATTGTGATGGCTGCGCCAACTGCAATCGTGTCAGCGCCAGCGGCGACCGACTGAGCCTTGATGGTTGCTGCCGCACCCTTAAGTTGTGTACCAGGTGTGATTGCGCCTGAGTCAGCGACAGTCCAGCCAGTACCCGCGATGATGAGGGTTGAGCCGCTTCCGCCTGTGACAGTCCAAGTACCAACCAGTGCTGCGGGGATACCCGTACCAGCCGTGATGGTGACCTTGGTTCCAACTGCCCAAGTACCAGTTCCGCCAGCAATGGTGACCGTTGCGGCAGTCGTTGTCGTGACGTTGATGCGCGTAGGCTGCGTAGCGGTGTTGGTTGCGCCAGACGCAGTAGTGACGACAAATCCGTCATCCACAAGGATGCGGCTTGCCAGTGCGGTAGCCAGACCGAGTACGCTAGGAACTATGACGTATCCAGCACCCTCAGCACCTGCGGTGTTGGGCGTGTAAATCGGGTAACCGTTCCAGTTCTGGTAAGCGATTTCGTGGTTGTCAAGGGCGGGGTCGAGGTTTGCTCCACCGTTCTCAAGACGGTCGTCGTTCGGCTGGAGAGGAAAATTTCCCCACACGAAGTCAACGGCGACTTGACCTGAACTATCGAGCAGGTTTCCGTTTTCATTTGTTGCCATGATTTATCTTTCTCTAGAGTGATTTGTTTCTTTCCTCGTGCACGGAGGAAAACTTATTCTTCGCATTCGTGGTCATCAAGTTCATCCAAGTAAAGGATGTCGTGACAGTCCTTGCATCGAAACATTCGGATATCATCCAAAGCTTCGTGTAGTGAATCTCCGTGTATTGAGTCACCTTGTGCTATTTCAGCTGCCTGAAATAGTTCTGGTGGAAAAGGTCCTCGAGGGCTGTGTGGCCCTTTAGGGACTGCGTGGCCTTGTTTTGCAAAAGTTCTAATTATGGGCATTAAATTTCAACTACTAATTTTAAACCTTTGGCAGTTCGTAAGAACTTAGGAAGACATTTCGCACAATAGTACGTGTTTGAAATCTCGTGATAGTACGACGATTGTGTCCTGCAATTTGCGCAAGGCGGTGTCATCTTGACCATCTATTACTCCTATATGTTCTTAATAAAAGGATGCCCTATTTGACAGCTTTTGTACGGCTAACCTTTGGTTTTGGAACGGGCTTTGGTGCCATAGGTGTAGCTGCCTTGGCTCTAACATTCTTTAAGGGGTTCCAAGTAGGGGTAACGGGTTTGGGCGATGCTGCTCTTTTAGCAGCAGCTGCTTGGCGTCTTTTTGCGTTTGTAACAGCAGACTTTACAGCGGGGTTTGATTTACGAATAGCAGCGCGCTGTGTTGTTCTAGCAATGTTTGTTTCTTGGGACTCATGCCACTTTTTAAGTTGCGAGTAAGTACTAAATCCTAAGTCGTTACGTTTTTGCTCTGTATAACCTTTGCTGGTAGCCCACGAGGCGTTGCTATCTTCAACCGCCTGAGCACTTAAAGAGGCCTCTTTGTTAGACTCTATTTTTTGAAACTGTCCTCGCAATTTATCTGCTGATTTTACTAGCCTACCTAGTTCTGTTTTTCCAGAACTTAGGGGCATGTTAAATTGAGTAGTGTTAAGCATTACTTTTCTAACTTCCCCTCTATGCGGGCAAAAGTTTCATCGCCCTCTTTAAGTCTAGAGTCAATAAGTTTAAGTTTGTTCTCAATTCGCTTAATGGCGTCCTTCATCGTAGAACCTCCATTATGTTTCAATTCACCGTCAATATTGTTAAGTCGCTCCATTACTCCTGGAACAGCGTCTCGACCTGGCGCAGCTTCTTCTCCAAACCAGTCAACAGTAAATCTACTAAGAGAGTCTAAAAGGTGCTTAGTCCTTTTAAACAAGGGAGAAATTAATTTCCAAACTACGGCAATAGCTGCGGCCACTATTACAACAAACCCAGCCCACATTTGTATTTGGTCAACAGTCATTGGCCTTTCCTTAATATTCTATACCCGCCGCCGAAACCTTCGCTGTTTTGTCGTCCAGTATTGGGCCAACTAACAATCCTTTGGTCTTTTGCGTAGGAAGCTTTGCGAGAGCCCCCCGTACCTTTAAACTCCTTAGTCAAGGAAACCTTACGGTTATTAGGTACGAGAGGCTTTCGCGCCTGCATGTTACTGGTCGTTCTTTTCTTCGAACTTCTGGACTGCGTCCTGAACGCCCTTGGCAACGGTGGACTTGGAAGCTTTACCAGTAATGGCAATAGCGTATCCAATAGCACCAATTACTCCGAGCATCAATGTTCCCCAGGCAATTACGATTCCCGTGATGGGGTCACCCGTGACGAGAGAACCAACTCCAGCCGCGGAACCAAGAATAAAGAGAAAGAGGCCGAATCCACGCCAGATGAGTTCCCAGAAAACTCCAAGAACTTCTTTCACACGTTCCATAATTGTCATTTAGCCAACTGCTTTCCATGTTTTTGGACCAACGATGCCATCAGCGGTCAGTCCGTGCTTTTTTTGAAATGCTACGACTGCTGCCCTAGTTTTTGGTCCAAAGTCACCGTCAGCGGTGATACCGAGTTTTTTCTGCAAATACTTCACGTCAACGCCAGTTGAATCAAGCTTGATTACCTTACGAGCCGCAACAACAACTGCTGCCTCGGTATCGGTGGGCTTGGGTACAACTACAACAACTGGTTTGCCAGTTTCGTAGGTTACCGTCGGAATAATCGGGTCTTCTGGCTTGGCCTCAACGGGAGCACTTGCAATTGACTTTTCCAGTTCAATGAGGTGCTCAAAGAACTTTACGGGCTCAATGTAGTTTTTACCTGTTGCGCTCCATATGTGGGTCTTTCCTTTTTGGAGCTCCCAGTGAAGGTGCTTTCCAGTCGACATACCCGTCGAACCCATTTTGCCAATAGCGGTTCCTGCGTCTACTCGCTGACCAGCTTTTACCTTTACCGAACCGTTAGCCATGTGACCGTAAAGAGTTGTGTAGTCTTTGCCGTTAATCTTGTGACGAATAACAACGCAGTTACCAAATCCTGAAGGGTTATTTGTAACAGCCAAAACTTTGCCCGCATACGGGGCTTCAATCACACAAGGCTCGTTACTCGACCAAATGTCGGTGCCATTGTGGAAACGCTTTTCTTTGTAGATGGGGTGCATACGCCAACCCATGTACGATGTAACTTTCCAACCTTTGCCAGGTTTTCCCTGGATTGCATACTGCGCGCTCATTAAGACTCCTTAAGTCTTTTCTAGTGTAAATTAATTGCTTTAAATTTACAGGATTAATATCCTGCGGTTCCACCAACTGATGCGCCTGTAGCTGTTCCATCACCTAGACCAGCGTCAAAAGCTACTGCGTCTGAACCCATCTGTACAGCACTTAGATTGGACCCAGGCTGAAGAGCTCTTGGGTCGTACTCGGTAAGACCACCAGTAACTGCTGGGTATCCCTGCCAGAACCAACCTAGGCCCTGACCACCGTATGTTGTGCCGCTTGTAAGGGCCGATTTACCTTCTACGTTTTGTCCGTACATGCCTCTAGGGCCTGCAAACATTCCTCGAGTCTTGTCAGTAAGTTTCCTCTGCTTTTGCATTAGGAACCCCAACCCCGTTCACCAATATGGGGATTATCTCCCGACTTGCTGTAGTCTCCCTCAAACTTTTCATCGTCAGAACTATCCCCGTCGTAACGGGGGTCTTCAGATGCCGAGCCCGAACGTGACTGTCCGTATTGAGACGCACTCATGCAGTCTGCACCCATGTTGGCTCCTTAAGTCTATAAAACAAGTGTAGAGGACCACCCAGCGGATGGCCCCCTAAACTGTTGCGGTTAGTAGTCGTAGGCGCGAACATACGTCACGGAAAGTCCGAGCGAATGTACTCCTAGGATATTAGTATCGACGTTAGGGTTTAAGGCGTTAACCGCCTTACCATTACCGATGTAGATACCTGAATGGGAGCCTCCGTTCCAAACGACAATGTCGCCAGGTCGGGGGTCTTTGACGTGCTTCCCTGCGGAAAGCTGTGCTGTTGCACTGTGTGGTAGCTCGATGCCGAGTTGGGCGTAAGTCCATAGAACAAGACCACTACAGTCCCATGCTCTCGGGGATGCTCCAGCAAAGACATAAGGTGTCTTTCCTACGTAACTCTTGACTTTATCAAGAACGTCATTCAATTTGGCTATTCGAGCTTCTCGAACTGCCTTGTCATGTGCGATTTGAGCCTCGGTTACAAGCTTGTCATGGGCATTTTGCCATTCCGCCTGTTGTTTGGGGCTGAGAGTATCCCAGGCATTAAGAAGCATACTGGGATTTATAGCGGCGTCACTAATGACCTCGCCTGGGAAATAGCCGTTAGATTCTATTTCCTGTGTTACTGCGGGGGGCTCAACCCCCATGGTCTTACTAGTATCAATTGCTGCTCCGCCGACTGCTGTTGAGCCGACTAGCATTGTTGCAATCATCCATTTCATTTTGCGACCTTACCTTTCCTTGGTAGTTAGTACTGGGGTCGTTTATTGTCTTGGAGACAGTTATTTAGTTATGGGTTAAAGCCTACCACATACGAGGTAGGACATCAACCTACTAAGAAGCTTTAAGTAATTTACGTTTTTCTTTGTACTGAACTGCAAGATTTTCTACAGTTTTGTTTTTATAGTGCACAGTTTGTACCCGTTCTGGGCGGAATGAGCGCCAGCTCTCAGAGCCCTTGGTTCCTCCCCAAACGTCAATCCACTCCGCTTCACCTGTATTTACGTGCTTAATAAAGCGGAAGCGGCCCCGTACACCCGATATTTTCAATTCGGTACCTGGAAACACCTTGCGACCATTTATGTTTAGTTCTTCAGAGATATCCCAGTTATCATCAATCCTTGGGGTTTTTATCTTTTGTTTCATTTTGCTCCTCCTTGTGGCAGTTACATACACAGCGCTCGACTGTATTTGTCATTGAATAAGTTACGTCTACTGGGCAGGTTTGGTGGTATCCAGTCATGCACCATCCAGTAGGCAGGGTGTCTAGTCCTTTCCCCACCCAGAGCCCTTAAACTCTACCGCAGGTGCGGAAAATACCTTGATGCGTTTAGCCGTGCATTTTCCACAGATTATAGTGGGTTTGTCATTAACCGAGTGAGACACAGTAACTATGTCATCACACACTCGGCATTTGTAGTCATACGTTGCCATTTGTTTCCTTTCTAGGCGAGCCTCAAGCAGGACTTGAACCCGCCACCTTCTCATTACAAGTGAGATGCTCTACCAGATGAGCTATTGAGGCATGTCCCCCCAGCTGGAATCGAACCAGCGACACACGGATTAGAAGGCCGATGCTCTATCCCCTGAGCTATGGAGGGAGAAAAGGGCCCCCTAAGGGGCCCGTCCCTTACTGCTTTGGTACGTGAAGGCGTGCAAGCAACGGAGCTACAAGAGCTCCGATAGTAGCTACTGAACTAACAATCTGAGTAACCAGGTTGAGGATGTCATTGCCCATTGTCTGGTCAATGACGTTTAGTGCGATAGCAACTCCGACAAGGCTTGCGACGGTGTTGTACGTCGCCAAGCGACGTTCTGGGGTGAACCAGTTCATGTACTTCTCCTTAGTTATTTATGGGCAAATGCCCGCTCCCCACCGTGGACTCGAACCACGAACCTACGCATTAACAGTGCGGTGCTCTGCCATTGAGCTAGCGGGGACTACTCGCTCTACTCTATACCAAATAAGTAAAAGATGTCAATAGGTAAAACAATAGGACCCCCATTTCTGGGAGTCCTATTGGTTAAAGATTACTCAGCGTCTTCTGCTGCGTCCTCTTCGTCTGCGTCAACTTCTTCAGCCTCTTCGGCTTCTTCAGCTTCCTCGACCTCTTCGACCTCTTCGACCTCTACGGTCTCGTCGGCCTCTTCGATTTCGTCAATTTCGACCTCTACGGTCTCATCGATTTCTGACATGGTGATTCCTCTCATATGGGGGGATAAGTACTACAATGCTACATTAACAAATATTCATATGTCAAGAGGGTTAAGTTTAGGTTAATTATTTGGTTGCCCCGTTGACCTCATACGAGGTGTTTGTGCTCTCGAAAAAGTTAACCAACTGCAGAGTGTCGTTAGCCGTAGCCATCCACTTTGCGGGATTGCTGACGTTGTAGTGCGGCGCAAAGCCAAGTTCCTCAAGACGACGGTCAGCAATGTACTTAGTGTAAGTGCTGATGTAGTCATGGTTAAGGCCGAGAATACCGTTGGGGAGCATAGCCTTGTTGTACTCAACCTCCATGTCCACAGCGTCAAGAATCATCATCTTAACCTCGCCCACAAAGTCGTCGGTAACAATCTCTGGGTTTTCTTCCAACACCGTGAGGATGAGGTTGATTCCGAACTTGAGGTGGAGCGACTCGTCACGAACAATCCAGTCAACGAGCGAACCGAAGTTTCGGAGCAGGTTGCGCTGGCGGAACGACAAGGCGACCATGAACCCTGTGTAGAACCAGATACCTTCCATGATGACGCTGTACGCGATGAGGTTGCGGACGAAGTCCTGCTTGCCCTCAACCGTAGTGATGTCAAGACGCTCGTCGGACATGCGCTTGATGTATTTAACTTCAAAAGCTTCCTTGTTGGCAATTGCGGGGTGCTCTACGTGCTGCGCATAGATTTTTTCACGGTCCACGGGGAACGTCTCGAGGATGTACTCGAACGACATGCAGTGATTCGCTTCTTCCCACATCTGTTTGGCGAGGTACAGGTGTGCCTCGGCGGCGTTGAGGTAGGGGTAGACGCCAAACGCCAGTGCCTTGTTGACAATCAGTTCCGAAGGGTTGAAGAAGGACATGAGGAATGTAATAGCGTGCTGCTCTTCATCCGACATCTTTTTAAAATCGGCAATGTCCTCACCGAGTTGAATTTCGTTGGGAAACCATGTGTTTGCAACCGCTTGGTTGTAAAGGTCCATTGCCCATTGATATTTGACTGGCTTGAGGAGCAGTCCGTCCTGAATACCTGTGCCGAGAATTGCCACAGTAACCTCTTTCCAATTGTTTGTGTTGGGTAAGTATTTAGAGTATCATTATCTATAGAGAACCCTTCTGATAACAAGGGTTATTTTGAAAAAGGTATCGAATGTCATACACTGATGAGAGCCGAAATCGGCTACGATATATAGGGAAAGAGAAAACACCAATGCCAAATGACAGTGATTCCGTTGTACGAAACAACAGCGGACAAAAGAAAGAGGAAGACATGGCAGAACCCACTACACCAGAAGTTTTAGAGTGGATGAAGGGCGTAGAGCCCTCTGAGGAGCCCGTAAAGGCCCCTAGGGCGCGACGAGGCAAGACATCTCGTGAGCGCAACCGTGAGCAGCAAGAGGCTCGCTATGAGCGTCAAGAGGCCGCTCGAGCACCAGGAGTTCAGATTGACCAGAAAGTTGTTCTTTACATTTGGATTGTTGGAATTACTATTGCATTTATTGCATCCGCAATTGTGTCTTACAACGGAATCACTGCAGTTGCCGAATTCGTTGGACTAACCGTTCCTTGGATGGGGGGCCTGTTCTTCTTCTTCATTGAGTTGATGTACTTGCTCTTCCTTGTTGCGTACCTCATTCTGGCGTCTCGCATCCAAGAAAACGGCAAGAAGGAGCGCACCTTTGGTGCGATTCTGGGAATGGTAGGGTTTGGACTAGTAGCAGTTCTTGCTAACGGGTTCCACACCATCAACTACTGGGACTACGACTTCCTTGAACCGCGTATGTGGGCGGGGTTAGTGCTAGCAATGTCGGCACCCATCGCTATTATTAGCGCTTCAAAGATGGCTTCTCGCGTAGTATTCGCTAAAGCAATCTCTATCTAACAAAAATAAGTAGGCCCCTCACACAGTTAGTGTGGGGGGCTTTACTTGTGGACCAGCCCAGAATCGAACTGGGGTCTTGACGGCTCCGACTTGCGGGATTTACAGCCAATCGACACCATTTCTGGCCCTAGACGCTGGGTGGGGAAAAGAAAGGAGGAAACCCCCCACCCAGCTACGTTCAGTTTACAGAATTACTACTGAATGTCAATTACCTTAGGCAACTTCTCTTCAGGCGTGTTCTTGAACAAGTGAACGGACAAAACGCCGTCCTCCAACTTTGCGGACTCAATCTCAACGTGCTCAGCGAGCATGAAGTTCAGATTGAAGTCACGGCGCGCAATACCGTTGTGGATGAACTTCTCCTCAAGAGAACTCTCATCCTGCTCTTTCTTAAGACCGTACGACCCAGTGATGGAGAGCGTTGAGTCCTCAGACGTGATGATGATGTCTTCGCGACGGAATCCCGCAACAGCTACGTTAACAACGTACTTGTTGTCGTCAAGCTCAACGATGTCGTACGGAGGGTACGACGTGCGAGTCTTGGTGACCGTCTGAAGGTCATCGAGAAGAGTTCCCCAACCAATGGTGAAACGGTCAAGGTTCGGGAACAGCGAGTCAATAGTGACAGGCTTAGGTGAAGGGACCTGCTTTTTGTAGTCCTGGTTCTTGTGCGGGTTGGGCCACTTTCCCCAGGGGTCATTTGGATAGTAGTTCATTTTCACTCCTTAGACGTGAATGTTAGTTACGAACACCCAATTGGCGTGTTCAATTAACTAATGTATCACAAAAAGTGAATTATTCCAAGCTACCCTTAAAACGCCCCAGCTGTCTAGTCTTCGCTAGTAGCAAACTTCTTCGTAGATTCGGGAAGGTAGTGGAAGTGTTCCCATTCCCGTAACTGACGCTTTTTAGCCGCACCCGCTACTTTGGGCTCTTGAGGCTCCATGCCCATGTCTTCGTCTTCAAATAGAACGTTAGGGTCTTTTTCCTTGGGGGTCTCTTTAACTGCGTCCTGCGCCTTGCTGAGTACCTCAGTTGGCTTTATGTACTTAGCTGGAGGAAACCCATGTCCGTGGTCAGAAACTTGTTTGCGCCAATAGCGGTTCTTGACTCTGTCCTGAGGCTCTGCACCACAAGAGGTACACTTACTCACAGAGTTGTGCCATCTAGTCCACTTAGGGTCTATTGGTTTCTCTGCCATACTGTCCTAACGACGGGGGGCCATTATTTTTACGGCCCAGCCTTATTTTTTGATTAAGGGCGTGCTTTGCGACGTGCCTTAACACGGTCGGAGTACTTGGGGGCGTTCAGCCTGTCAAGTTCGTCGTGTTGCGCCTTGAGGTTGCTTTCCATAAGGCTACCTGGTTCGGGTGTACCGATGTGTTCTTTGTACATACGGTCAATGTCTTCGTGAGTCATTGCGTTCTTGTAAGGAACTTCGGGTTGTCCTACACGGGTACCAATGTCTCCACTGATACGAAGAGCCATCTCGCCTGGGCGAGGTTTTGGTGTAGGCGCTCCATAGGCGGACAGTCCTTTAAGGCTGTCTACGAGAGGAGCCATGTCGTTAAACGGTCCTCTTGGGTAAAGGTTCTTTGCATTCTCTGCATTGGGTCCACTTGGCATTATTTCTTGCCTTTCTTCTTGGGTTCTTTGGTGGGAATGTAATCAGCGTCAGTAATGGGCTTAGCGTTATACACAGGTCCGTAGACTCCAGCCTTTGCCCACTTAGCACGCTCTGCTACTTCAGCGCGTTCGCCAGCTTCTGTTACTGGAACACCCATGCTAGTAAGAATAGCATCTCGGTGTGCAGCCCGATTAGGAACTGGTTTCATTACTTGCTCCTTCTAACTCTGTCTCTTTCTTTGCGTACAGCAATAGCGTCACGAATAGCGCCCTGAACTTTATCGTAAGAATTAGAGTCTTCTCGAGTACCGCCCGTTATTTCTTCGTAGTTGTCGGCGTCATACCCCGCTTGTTTGATGTTGGCAACTTGGCTAGCGTAGTGGTATCTGTCCTCTATGTTAGCAATTGGAGAGTAAGGAACCTGTCGATTTGGGTGGTTGGCTCTGTTCGGTACTTCGTTCATTATCTACCTCTTCCGCGGATTCCGCATTTTGTGCAAACTATTCCAGTGGGATTACTGTGTCCGACCCACTTGTGGCCATTGGGGCTACCCCAGCATTGTCTGTTGCCTGGGAGAGTGGGGTCGCTAGGGTCTACCTTACGGTTCTCGTCTTTAGACCTATCTGGTACTTGCTCCATTTTTATCCTTTAAACGCCCCTGCTATTTGAACTGATTGGGGTTTAGAGCATCGTGCTTAGCCTGCTTGCGGGCCTTTGAAGCATCGCGCATAGTCTTGATTGCGCCGTATCCAGCGCCGATGCCAGCTGCAATACCACCAGCAACAAGTGCATGGCCTGGGGTAGGACCAACCATAGCCATAACGGGAAGAGCCGCCGCTGCTGCTCCGTAACCAATGTTCTCTTTGGCAGCTTGCGTCATACGCATAGGGTCTTTCTTAGCCATGTTGGCTCCTTCTGTTCTCTATATATTGTGACATAACTATAGGGGCGTTTTTAGTTTAACCTAATCGAATCGGTTCTCTGGGCCTTTTCGGTTAAACTGCTTACTTGATAGGGCAACTATCTTTTTTCGGAGCTTATTCTGATACCAGCGCATGCCTTTATCTATTACTTCGCTTTTGGCTATTTCGCGTGCGTAGTAATTTTCATCAGAATCGTCCTCTTTGGCTTCTCGCTCTTTTTTAGATAAAGCAGACTCTTCAGGAATGTTAATATTCGCTGGGTTATTCCAGTCGTAAGGGTCATCAGTCATATAACAAATATACAGGAAAGTAGGGGCGTTTTATGCATAGCCCTATTGACTATTTCGGCTACTACGACTAGATTATAAACATGAATCAGTACCGAACTAAGCCCGAATGTGGCACTAAGTCTGGATACGACTGGCACACGCGACAAACGAAAGAGGAACCCTGTACTTTATGCCGTGAGGCATCCTCTCTCCATTGGCGCAAACAGCGTATCCTCCGCGCCGATGAAATTAACTCTCGCCGCCGATTGTGGCGTCGCCGCAATAACCGCACGACAGGTATTCACTGGAGTCAACACAAAGATGAAATCATGGAGCTCTATGGAACACAGTGTCACATCTGTGGAACAGAAATCAACCTTGAAGCACCTTCTAAGGTGGGCCAACCTGGTTGGGAGCTTGGTTTTCAACCCGACCACGTAATCAGCTTGTCACGTGGCGGAAAAGACGACCTCGACAATGTTCGTCCTTC